TTTTGTATGGATTTTCTTTGTAAATATTTGTATCAATATTATTATCTAGCTTTCTACTAATCCTAACATTTGGATGAGATTTAGCTATTTGATTTTTAAAATCTGTTATACTAGAAGACATCTGTTTCTTTTATAGTTATTGAAAAACCTTGCATAAAATCATCGCCAAAAGCCATAACTCCCACACCCGAAATAGTCAAAAAAGCAAAGCCAGAAAAATATACAGTCCCGAGAGAATTTTCAATTTGACAATAATAAAAATATGGCTTGTTGCAGTAGCTTTTTAAAGTATTAAATTCAGTAATAGACTTGTATTCATATTCTAATTTTAAGACTTGTTTTTCTTTACCTGTCAATCTAACTACAATATTGTTACTTTGATTTCCTACCTCTTCAATTCTGTTTAAAAACTCCACTGGATACTCCCTTTTTGGTAGTGGCATATCAACTAAAGTCCCGCTTGTTAATCCTATTCTTATTTTTCCAGTAGCCATATTTTTTTATGAAATTTGAAAGCCTTGAGCTTTGAAAATGTTTTTAGTTCTTCTTGCAAATTCTGATATTGTCCTATCGTCTAATAATGCTCCTTGTGCATTGATATTGATTACAATATTTTGATTGTTTGTATTTCCACCGCCACTATTTCCACCTCCACCACCGCTTATCATAGCTTGAGTATCTTTAGCATTTAAGATTTTACCGCTCGTATTTGGCACAAATAACTCTGTAGTTTTATTAAAGCTACCATCTCTATTTTCACCTACCGCATAGACTTGACCAGCGGTTACATTTCCACCACTCGCACGACCAGGAATTTTAAACTCTGGAAGTTTTAAGCCTGACATACTACCTTTTATATCTCCAAACATTTTACTAATTTTATCATAACCCCCAGTAAAAAAACCAATAAAATTATCCCAAGCCTTTTTTACAGTATCAATAGCCCCTTTAAAATCTTCAGTCAAAATTTGAACGGCTGTTTTACCAATTAAAGTCAGATTTTCTATTACAAGACCTATAGCAGACACAATCAACCCAAAAGCACCGACTAAAAGTGTTCCAATCAAACCTATCAAAGGCGAAACCGCATCCCACAACCAAAGGAAAGTGCCGATTGCATTGATCAAAGCAGGCAATAAATCATTTACAAATACCGACCACAACATTTGCAAAGCTGGTATAAGCCAGACTTTCATTTGCTCCCAAATTCTTTGTAAATGGACTTCCCAAACTGGCCATATATTTTTTAGAAAATCATCTACAATCGGTTTTAAATCATCTCCCATTTTTTTGGCTACATCTCCAATAAAAGTCATCAAACCTACCCAGTCAATAGAGTTTATAGCATTTCCAAATTGTGTAAAATCAATTTGACTAACCCAAGTTAGAAGATTTTGAAATAATACACCAATTCCGCCAAGATTAGCATTCCAGATTGAAGTTGTAAAGGCTTCAAAAGTATTCTTAGCTTTGCCAAAAATAGCCTCCAAAGTATTATTTTTTATATTATATTCATCAATAATAGACCCGCTTTCTTTAGTTGCTTTACCAAATTCTTCGGCTGCAATTCTCTGTTTTTCTCCAACCATATCTGTTTTGGTTGCCAACAAAGACATCACTTTTATAGCTTCTTGACTGCCAAGACCTAGCTCATCCATTTTTTTAGCCAAAGCTACAGGGTCATCTGCTATCTTTTTAAAACTATCAGCTAGTTTAAGTAGCATATCATTCGGACTTGCTTTATACAAATTTTTAAAAGCAATTTCAGACAATCCAAGCTGTTCAGCAAAAACTTTTGATTTTTCTCCAGCTGTTAGAAATATATTAGTCAAACCACCAGATGAAATTTCTGCAGAAAGTCCCAGCTCTTGCATTGCCGCACCCAAACCCAAAGTCTGAGTAATTGACGGACCCATATTACCAAGTTGTCCGATTCTGTTTGCAAATTCTGCCACTTCTGGACCCGTTGCCGTTCCGCTTGCACCTAAAGTATTAATAGCAGAACCGATTTTAATCATCGCATCGCTGTAAGCCATTCCTGAAGTGTCTTTAAAAAGATTTCTTAAAGTTCCAAGTTTAGTACTTACCTCCTCCGCTCCACCCGAAAACTCATCTCCCAAAGCTACCGAAACCTTGTCAATCGCACCTACAAAAGCTAACAAATCATCTTTAGCTACATTTATAGCTCCACCGATTTTTGCAATTCCTATCAATTCAATATTAGATGTTGATGTTGTTTTTGACAATTGTAAAATCTCATCTCTCAGCCCTCCGACTTCTCCACTAGTCAAATTAGCTGATTTTTGGACATCCGCCATCGCAGACTGTATTTCTACAGCTTTGCTAAAACCCAAACCTAAAAAAGCCAAACCCAAACCACCCACAACCACCGCTCCAGTTTTTGCTACATCACTAATATTTTTTAAGCTATCTTCAAAGAACTTGTTCTTTTTACCCGCTTCATTACTTGCACCTGCCACTTTATCAATAGCCTTTTTGACTTTTTCAATCTCCCCACTTGCCAAATCTTTGGCTTGCAATAATATTTTTAAAACTTGTTCGTTCATATTACTTTTTTTTGCTTTCCATTTCGGCTTTTAGGTTTTGTCCTTCAATTTCGGCTTTTTTATACTGGCGATATTTTAAAATTTCTAAATACGGAATTTCGTAAAATTCTTTTGGACTAATCCCCCAGTCAAACATTAATTTAAAATCAACATAATCAATCGGAACTTCGCCACCGCTTACCTGTGCTTGCAAGATGTTTGCATAATCTTCTCGGCTGACAGGACTTAGATAAAAAAATGTTTTTCAGTAGTATCAAAAACTGTATTATAGTCTTTAGTTGTAAGCATTTCTAACTCTTCTTGGCTGATAAACCAACTAAGTTTAACTAAATCATTTATAACATCAAATTTAGCTTGTTTTTGCTCTTTGACTAGCCCTAAGCCTATCTTCATCATACTTTCCGTTACTTCGCCGTTTTGACTGTTTGTAGTGGTTTGTTTTTCTTCTGTTTTTCCTACATTTTCTAAATGCAAAGAAAGTTTTCTAAAAGTATATCCTGACACAGTTTCAGGTTTGAAATTATAAGTTTTTTCTATTCCGTTTGTTAGTGTAGTTGTAATAGTATTAGACATAGTTTTTACTTATTAGATTAATATGCAGCAGTTGCATTTTGAACGACGGCTTGAACTATCAAACCAGCTGTAAAGTCAAACTGTCCTTTAGAAGTGAATTTCAAAAGTGAAACTCCATCTGGCTCTCTTGTCTCATCAACATTATATAAAGCAGGACTGAGATTGATTGTAAGTTTTGGTCTTAGAGTAGAAGTCCCAATCACTGGTGCTTGAGTATTTTCATAAACTATTTGGAAAGCCTGAGCAACTCCATTTTTACTATCATCTCTCAAAGTATTAGCTTGTGCAGTCAACATTTTCATAGTAAAGGAAAATTCAACCTCTCTATTTAAATCATAAATATTTGTAGGTTCTAAACTTCCCAAGACTTGATTTAATTCAGTCCCATTTTTAAAAGTTATTTCAACTTCGGTTACATCGGATATTGCAGTTGAGCTAGATAATCCCGCAAAAGTGGTTGCAGTTCTTAGAGTAATATGTCTTCCCGCCATATTTGAAAGTGGTCTTGTATAGGCAGGAGTTTGAGCTCCACCAGCAGACTGGACTAATCCCATCATACTAGCTGAATAAGTAGCAAATTCCGCTCCAGCCTTTGCGGAAATAGTCAAATCTCCAATTCTACACCCGTTAGCTTTGAAATAAGTTGAGGCAATCCCACTTTCATATTGATAAAAAGATGTAAAAGTTGGTAGGGTGGTTGTCGTATTAAGCATTGAATAAGTGTGAGTATAAGCTCCAGTAGTTCCAGTTTGCACACTAGACACCGAGCCAAAATTATAAAATAACCAGTCGCCTATTGTATCAGTGTTGAGTATCCCAGCAAATTCGCCAGTTATTGATTGATAACCTAAAATTTGATCAGATAACATCGCCCGACTACCAAAAGCCGAGTTGTCTTCTGCATATTCATTGACAAATTGCATTGTGTTAGTTTGCCAAGGAAACCATTTAAGAGCCGAACTCATAGCTACAGCCTTTGTAGTTTCTTTAGCTATTCCAAAATTAGTTAATCTACCGTGCATAATGTGTTATTTAGTTTTTTTAGTTACAGTTTTTTCAGTTGTTTTTTCATTTTCCAAATATTCATTTAATAATTCCAAAGCCTGTTCGTGATTTTCAGCTTCAAAACTTAAATTAAAATCAGGGAAATAAAACCATTTTTTAGTTGTGGTATTAGACATATTAGCGATAATTATTTAATTTTTTAATAGTAATAGAAAAAGTAAATTGCACGACATTTTCCTGTGGAACATCAATCCTAGTAGCTTTTGAACAGTATAAATCTTCCCAAAATTCCACCCTGTCCCTTGTTTCGCTTATTCTTAACTTTTCTAAAACATTATCTTCTATATTATCCATTAATTGATCAGCGAGACTGTAATTATCCAAAGCTACAAAAACCACCAAATCAAAGTTGTAAGTATCATAGCTTTCAGTATTAGTAATTAGATTGTCATTACTATAATCAGTTCCAGCCAAAAAACAAATAGGAAATAAGTCAGCTGTATTAATTGGATAAATTGACAATTCTAAATTTTGACCAGCAACCTCCACAGTGTCTAAAATACTTTTTAACCCTTCCCTCAATGCTAGTCTAGTTGTCATAATAGTTTTTCAATTTGTTGTTTATAGATTTTTGGTAGTTCTTTTTTACCTTTTTGAATAGCAGGTTTGAAAAATGGACGAGGTTCAAAACCTTTCATTCTTATAACTTTTGGTAATACTCCCCCCCAAGTTGTGTACCAAGCCTTGTGTCCAATCGGTTCTCCTGCTCCTTCTTCAACCCATTTGCCGTAAGCTTTCCCAACTTTTACTTCTACCCCATCACTTTTTTTAGACAAAATTACTGACTGTTTTAATGCTCCAGTTCGTTTATATAACCCTGCTTTTTTTGAATAAACTTCTTTGTCTAAATTCTTTTTTGCTTCAGTTTCAATAACATTTCCAGCCAAAAACAAAGTTTTATCTAAAGCCTTTTGAGTTCCTCCAGCCAGATTATCTAATTTGACTAATAGTTTGCCGTCTTCAACAGTTATTTTCATATTTTAGATTTTAAATTTATTTCATAAAAAGGGTTGAAAAGTGGATTATAATTTTTTAAAACTTTAGTGGTTATTACATATTCCTGATCATTGATTAAAATAGTATCTCGGTTTTTTGGTGTAATTCCTTGTAATTGGCTTACTGGTATTTGACATTTAGCATCATAACCCTTTAAATTACCCGAAAATTGACCATTGTTTTCAATCCAAAAATTAAGTCTAATTTCAAACGGCTCTTGTTTTACATTATCTAAATATTGATGATAATCAGCACAGAAAGGTATATTAGCTTTTGTATTGGTTACTTCAATCATAAGACGGAAAATAAAGGTTTGAAAGTTGAATCGGTGGCAATTTGAAAAGAAAAATCTTGGTGAGTTGTACCAAAACTTACTTTGCTATCTCCAATCTCCGAGCTTGTGATTTCACTAAAATTTTGATTAGAATAGGTTAAATATTTTTTAAGATATTTTATGATTAGACTTTTGATTAAAATAGATAATTGATTTGTAGAATTTGATAAATCTACATAATAGCCAAATTTGGCAGTTAAGGATAAATCACTTGGACATTTTAAAGTTATAATTTTATAAAAATCTTCAAAGTGTGGATGTTTTGATAAAGTATAGTCTGTGGTTAAAACTAAATCTGACAAAGTTCCGTCCTCGTATTCTTGGATAGAAACTAAGTCAAAAAAAGGGAAAGTATAAATACAAGTAGGATAATCTCTATCTTGTGTAATTACTCTAGTTTCCACCTCTGGTAAGTCAAAGACAATACCAAAAGTGGCAAGTTGCCAACGAATATCAATCAACACCTCGTCAACAGTAGAACTGTCTGTGCCAGTCGGTAATTGAGAAATAACATCGTTGGCGGTTAGATACATAGTAATTATGGATTAGTGATTGCTAGATTAGCATAGTTAATACTTGCACCTGTAGCGGTTCCAGTAATAGTAGCTAAAATATAAACAGATGAATATACTCCTACTGTACAGTGAGCAGTCAATATTTCTCCGTCAGTTGTGGAAGTAGAACTTGTAGCTCTAACAATTCCGTCAACTACGATGTCAAACTTGCCATTAGTTGATGAACCTTTGACATAAGTTCCAGAAGCAAAGATTTTTTTTACACCACTAGTAGTAATAGTATCGGTTATATCAGTTGTAACAAGTTTGTTTGCGGTAGCAGTGCCTTCAATCAAACCGATTTGATAAGGGAAAGCACCGTCTAATTTTGAAGTTGTTTTAGTAAATGAGCGAGTAGCCATAATATATATAATTTAATTTGTATTAAGTTAAGGTTAATAATCTAAACATATTTCTAGCTTGATTATCGTTTGCACCAGCTCCAGAACCTACAGCATTTTTGTGAGCAAAAACCATACCTCCGTCAGCATATTCTCTAGCTACGAAAGTAACATTACCTTTTTTGACATTAGATTTTCCGTCATCAGTTATAAGTCTTAGACCTCCTTTTCTAGCTACATAATAGTTAGCTAAATCAACAAGTAAAACTTGGTTAGCAGATAAACCATTTCCAGCGAATAAGAAAGGAACACCTCCAACAGTTCGGCTACCAGGCATAGCATCAATTACACCAACTCTTTTATAGTCGTTAGTTGTATTTTGGACGATAGCTAATTTTGAATAAAAGTCAGTTCTTCTTCCGATAAATACAAAACGGCTTTCTTCTCCTTCAGTTACAGCATTAGGTAAATCCCCTAGACTTCTTAATAAATAGTCAAGATTGTCAGTAGAAGCACCAAAAGCAAAAGCTAAAGCTCCTTCTTGATCGTCTTCAGTAGCTCCAGAACTATTAATAATACCTTTAAATTGGTTTGAAGTATTAGAACCAGCTAAAATATGATGGACATAGTGGTTTTCAATTCTTTTTAATAGTCTAGCTGTATAATTACCCATTAATTCAGGTCTCATAGTTAGCAAAGCATATTCAGTAAAGCTAGTAGAGGCTTGAATTTTGTTATCTGGTAAGATTGAATCACCAGCCCTTGTGGTGTCGTCAGCTTCAGTTCCTTCGTCGTCTTCGTCTAAACTTTCAGCTGTTTGTTCTCCAGAAAATTCGTTTAATTTAAAAGTTTGATTACCGTCGTTAGTTCCTACAGGAATTTGACTAACCCTACTTAAAATAGGAGAATTATCAAAAAGCAAACCATCCAAAACAGGTAAAATAGTTGTTTCAAAAAGTCCACTGATGTCANTTCCAGCTACTCCTCCAGTAATAGTATAATTTGCCATTTCTTTTTTTTCATCTTCAGAAAAAGATTGGATATTAATTTTAGATCCGTAAGTTTTACTAAAAGACTTTTGAAATTTATCAGCCCAGACAGGATTTGTAGAAGCTGTATCAATCAAACCAGCTAAAAAGTTTTCATCTCTTTTAGCATTTGGTAAGCCAATTTGTTGTCTTGAATATTCTTGTAAATTAGAAAAATCACCTCTACCGATTTTTTCTTTTACATTGTCTTCTTTTGCAAAGTTAAGTAACATATAAATAAATAATAATTAATTTGAGTTGTTTAGTTTAGTATAAAAACTTGGCACGGTAGCAACTTTACCAACATCACCATCGCGATTTGGCTCTTGTTCCTCGTTTGTAGCTTTTGCAAATAAACTTTGAATTTTAGCGATTTTTTTGGCATTTTCTTTTTGTTCAAACTGCTCTAATAGTTTGTCAACTTGACTTACTTTATTTTCAGTTTCCTGATCATCAAATTTCTTTGAGAAGTCTTGGGTGGTTTTAGAAAATTCTAATTTAAGACTTTCTAGTTTTGCTTCAAACTCTGTAGTCAAAGCGGTTTTTTGAGCCTCTAAAAGGGCTTTTACTTCGTTTTCTTGCATAATGTTTTTTAAATTATAAGTTTGATTAAAAGTTTGTATATCTGTTATTCTAGCACCACCAGAACCAGCAACCACACCCGTGAGCCAGCCAAAACCTACCCAGTCAATATTTAAGAAATATCTACCTGAGCCGTCAGCAAATTCTTTTATATCATCAGTATCAATTTCTAATTCCACAGAACCCCCAGTAATTTCAGGTAATCTTCGTAAGAAAGCAGAATCGGTTGACAATACTTTGCCCCAAATCTCGCCGTCTTCTTCCCAAATTTCAGTGAATTTTGTGCTATTACCTAAATATTTATTACCAGTTTCAGCTAAATTATGGTTGAAGTTGTGTAAAATAGAAGTTAATTTGTCTTCATATTCTAATAGCTGTGTAAGTTGAAAATATGCCTTATTTCTATTAACCTTAGAAAAAACAACCAAAGTTATCTCAGCACCTTTTACACCTTCTAAAAAGGTCTCTTTTACACTTGGTGTTTGACTTTTAGTTATTTCACTTGTAAAACTGATTAATATTTTAGACATTAACCTAAACTTGAACAAAGTGTAAGAGTCCGACAATATACGGACTGGCTTTATGGGTAGTATAGTGTTGTGCAACGACATCTTGGAGCAAATCCTGCTCTAGGTTCGCTTTGTCCGCTGGCTTCAAAGTTTTTATTAATATCAATTTTACCTAAACCTTCAAAGGCTTTATGTGCTGGTCTTACCCTCTCGTCTTTACTATTTGACCAAGATTTTTTACTAAATCCTTCATCTTTATACATCGTTTCCCTAGTACCTTCAATAGCATTAGCAATTTCAGTTTCTACAATTAAACTAGCTCTCCTTTCCGTAAAATCAGGTATTATTTCAATCAGTTTTTTAATTATTAAATCTGTACCTTCATTCGCCCAGTCTTTTAAATACGAGTTTATAAGTTGAGTAGTTTCGGCATCCACCCCCTCGTAATCTCCAAGTCCTTTAAGTAACATTTCCGTCCTGTTTTCTATTGCATCCAAGACCGCCTGTGGGTATTCTCCAAAATCAAAATCAGCTTTAAATTTCTTTACTCTTTTATCTTTTTTAAATAAATCAAAACCAACTCCAGCGAAAACTAACAAATCTTTTTTAAGTGCGGGAAAACTGTAAAATGTTTCTAATTTTGGAATTTTGACCTTGCCCGTTTCTTTGTAATTATCTAAAAATTTATTAAACTGTTTTGTAAGTGCCTTTTCAAATTTGCTTTGAAATTTGTCTTTGTCCTCACTTTCTAAAGCTGTCTCAGTGGGAGTTTTGGCAAATATGTTTTTTTTTTGAAAGTCTAAGCTAAAATCATTATTATCAGATTCTTTTTTATCTTCTGGCTTGACATCAATAGTCTGTTTGTCTGTTTCCTGTGCTTGTTTTTCTAAGTCTTCGTTTGGCAAAAAACCTAAAATTTCCCTACCCTCATTTATAGTTAATAGTTTATTTTTTACTAATTCTAAAGTAAATTTATCATTTTCAAGTTTATTCGGGTCTTTATCTTCTACATAACTAACATAAAAAGTCTCAGTAGTATTAATACCCTCTACAATCGGCAAAATCCAGTCGTTAGTCCAGTTATCAAGCTCTATCTCTAAAGGTCTGCCCACCTTATCTCTCTGTGCAAAATTAAAAGTATTCGCATTATTATAGGTAGTATTAGCACCACTTCCAAAGTCTGGAGCTGTCAGACTATATGCCCAAGCCAACCGCTCGGGGGTTATTAATTTAATTAAATCAGTAAAACCAGTCTGTTTATTGTCTTTACCCACCTCAATCACACTGTCTAAACCCTCAATATAACCCAATCTTAAACCGTTTTTAATTCCTGTAAATCCAGCTTTCAAATTATCAAAAAAGTTCTGTAAATGAGTTTTACCTTTGTCATCAACAGTTTGGTCAAACATCTTTTGGTTCATCTCTTCTTTTTTCATCTTCAAAAATATAGTTCCAAGATTTCCGTTTGAAAATAAATGATTGTTAAATTTTATTCCGTGATTTTCTAAGAGTAAAAAACTAAAAGCATTATCTAGTCTTGACGGAGCGACTGGATATTCATTATGAATACTGTCTTTAAAGTGCCAAACTTCAATCCCGTGTTTAAGATTTGATAGCCCTTCAACTTCCCGACCATTTTCTAAATAAGCATATCTATTTTCTTGATTTGCCTTATCAAAATAGACATTATAATTAAAAATACTTTCAATAATTATCTTTTTATTCTT